CTATCCTGGAGTAGCTCAGGCCGTCAAATTGCACGTTCCTCGCTATCGACTCATCAACTCAATCTGGACAACCGAGCCCATTAACTAACTAGATTCCTTTTGAAATTCCCCTCTTGACTTGCGCATAGGAATACGAATTTAGGGATGTGCTATGCTCTTTTCGTGCCTCTTACAGCCAAGGGCGAGACCATACTGAGGGCCATGCGGTCTACCTATCCGTCCAAGAAAAAGGCAGAATCTGTTTTCTACGCCAGCCGGAACGCACACAAGATCACAGGCGTTGATGCGGCGGCAGACCAAAAGCGCGGCCGGATTACCTACTACGCCAGCAAGCTCCCCGACAAGGAAACGTGGTTCCAGACGCCTGAGGGCTATCGCATCTACAAGGATGTGCCGATCGCGCGCACCGGAAGTCAGAACTACCTGGGCTACGAAATCAAGAAGAATCCCGGCTACAAGCCTGAATGGAACATTGGCGACGATGATCAGGTAACGGTCTATCGGCCTGAGTCTGAGGTGCTGGCGCCGGCGGCGCTTGCATCATTCGAGGGCAAGTCGGTTCTTGACGAGCATCCAGCTGATCCCCAAATCCTGATTGATGCGCTCGATGAATATGAATCGGTGAGCCGCGGACACGTTCACAATGTACGTGCCGGCGAGCGCATGGCAGACGGCGAAATCGGGCCAGTGGCCGATCTCTGGGTCAAGCATCCCGAACTGAATATGAAGATCGAGGGCGGCGTGCGGGATGTGTCCTGCGGCTATACCTTTGTGCTGGCTAAAGATGAGCATGGTAAATTTATCATGACGGAGATCAGGGGCAACCATGTTGCTGTGGTGCCCACCGGCAGAGCAGGACGTTTGTATGGTATTGGCGACAAAGCGCTAGAATCAACCGACAGGAGAAGCAGCATGGCAAAGCCTACCTTCATGGAACGTATTCAGGCCCTCGGATTCAGCTCGTGGGCCAGAGAAGCCAAGCCGGAGGAGTTAGTTGAAGGGCTTGCCGAGCTTTCGACCTCGGGCGTGAAAGACTCCAAATCCGTCAAGGACGAGGAAGAATCCGAAGCCGAGGCTGAGCGCGAAGAAAAGGAACGCGAAGCCAAGGACAAGAAGCGCAAGGCCGCTCGTGACGCGGCCGAGCATCCTGCGAAGTGCATGTGCGATGACTGCATGGATGCGCGGGACTCCAAAAAGGGCGGCAAGGATGCCAAAGAGGAGTTCGGCGAGGACGAAATGACGGACGCCGACAAGCTCGAAGAGGAAGAGAAAAAGGACGACAAGGAAGAAAAGAAGGAAGCGGCGAAGGACGAAAGTGCCGTGATCCTGCCCACCAATGAGCATTCCAAGTCCGAATTCTCGACCGGCGATGCCGCGAAACATCTGCTCACCCTGAAGCCCGTGATCGCCAAGTACGGCGACAGGGCTGCAAAGGACGCGCTCAACTCTCTGTGCAAGGGAATCCGCGAAGTCAAAGCTGGCGCGAAAGATAGCGCCACCAATCCCTTCGCGCTTCTGACTCACATCACCAGCGCCGATGGCATGGGTGACAATGAGCCGGAAATCCCAATGTTCCAGTTCTTCAACGGGAAATCGCACGCCGATGGCCTCAAGGCGTGGAATGAGTACCAGGATCGTCGCGCAGCGAATCGTCGCGGCTAACGCCAACGAACTAAAGGAGCAATCCCATGCCCGCAAGCATCATTCCGGTAACAGGACTCATCCAGGGGCCGATCGGCACCATCTCGCAGTCCGATTATCCGTTGACCACCAATCGGTTGCTGAATCCGACCGATACGCTTTCGGCCAATTTCGGCGATGCGCTGGTGCTGAACTCAAACAACACCTATTCGACCGTGAAGCAATACATCACCGTGGATAGCTCCTCGGTCACCGGAAGCACGCCGATTGCATTCGCGCAGGCCAACGTCAAGACCAATACCTACTATCCAGCCGGCTCTGAAGGCACACAGATGGGCTCGGGCGTCTATCTGCCCGGACAGCCTACGGATGGATTCGTGCGCGGAACCATCACGGTAGCGGTTCCCTATGGAACCCCTGCCGGTGCCGGAGCTCCGGTCTATATCCGGACCACCGCAAGCGGAAGTTATCCGAATAGTCCTGTCGGCTCAATTGAAGGCAGTTCACTCTCGGGCAACACGGAATTGACCAATGGGATTGTGTTCGCAACAGGCATTCTCTCGACCGATCCCGCAACTGGGCAGATTGTTGCCCAAGTAACGATTTTGGAACGTCTGATCCCGTAATACTGGAGCGCAACGATGAACACGAATGAACTCTATTTGACCGCAAAGCGCAAGGGCGTTGCGGAAAGTCTCGAAGAGGTATGCAGGGCGGCGGGAATGACCGTCAGCTCGTATACCAAGAGTCTTTATGCGTTGCGCATGGCCGGCCCCGGCTGGAACATGCTTGGGGCAAAGGATGCCTCTTCCACCGGCCAGATCTTCGTTCAATCGGAACTGAACAAGCCCGACGTTCGGCTGCACATGCCGCTCGAAGGCCATACGTGGTTCCGCGATGTTCCGCTGATGAACGGCGGCGGCTGGGTCGATACCGAGACAGCCCAGTTCGTGGATGTGTTCTCGCCGAACAACGTGGCCAGCCCGAACACGACCGGAACCAGCTCGAACAACATCCGCACGCTGAACTACAACCGGACGCAGGACGTTTACCCCACGTATGCGTATCAGGTCAACATCCGCATTCCGCTGATCGAGTCTCTGAAACTGGCGCAGGCCAACAAGAGCCCGAATGACATTCTGGACAAGGGCGTGCGGACGGACTGGAACAAGACGCTCGACATGAGGGTCTATCTGGGCGAGCAAGCCAATCAGGGCCTTCTGAATCAGAATCTCACGGGCGTGGTGAATCAGCAAATCCAGGCCGGCGCGGCTGGCGGAAACTATCTCTGGTCGGCCAAGACGCCTCTCGACATTTTCAACGATTTCCAATATGCGGCCAAGACGACCTGGGCCAACTCTGGCTATGCGCTGGATTCGGTTCCCGGTCGCTTCCTTGTGCCGGCGACGCGCTGGCAATACCTCCTCCAACCGATGACGCTGCCGACTACCGGATCATCAGGCGGACCGGCAACGACCATTCCGGCCTTCGCCAACGTGCTCGAATACATCAAGGCGAACTACTGGGGTTTGGCCATCAACGGCAAAACACCGGAGATTGTGCCGATTCCCTACTGGGCAGAGACGATTGGGACAGGATCGACGGCTCAGTTAACCAGCTACACGTTCAATGATGATTTCCTGAACTTCGGCATCCTCCAGGACATTCAGCGGATGGGCGGACCGCTGAGCCTTCAGGATGGCGCATTCGTGGCAACCTACATTGCCAACACCGGCATTGTGAAGCTCTATCGGCCCACAACGATCATGTATCAGTACGGCATCTAACGCGTTCTGCTCGCTGGCCATCGGGCTTGGGCTTAATCGGCCCGAGCCCGTTTTGTTCTGCTACTTCTCGGCTCGATGACCTCTGCTCATGAAAAGCGAAGGCAGGCGCGGAGAGGTGTATTCAAGATGGACAGGAGATTGCAGAGCTTCGGCTTCGCGTTTGATGCGTGCCAAGCGCAAAAACCATTCTTGAGAATTTCTCCATGGCGAGGCAATATCGCACAAAGCCACGGCCTCAGATAAAAGTTGAGTGAGATCAGAAATCTGCCATTGTATCGGCGTCCATTCCATGTACGGTGTGTTGAATGAATCAAGAAGCTCCTCTAATGATGGTTTAGATATTTCTTTCAATACACGTCCCGCAGTATCCATCGCCTCATTGATAGATTTAACGGTTGATTTCTTCATGTTTTCCTTTCTGTTCCTTGCCTTACCTTGCCTCGCTTTGCCGCACCATGCCACGCCGTGCTCAGCCACGCCATGCCGCGCCGGGCCACGCCGTGCTCCGCCGCACCATGCCGCGCCGGGCCGCGTTTAAGCCAACTTCGGCAATTCGATGTGGACGGTTGCGCTTAATGATTCCCGCTTCTTGTAGAGTTGCCGTCCCTGATCCGCTGCTAAGCGAATCGCCCCGAATACGGCTCCCGCGAAAAGAATCTGTTTCTGCTCTTCCGCCGAAAGCGAATTGAAGAACTGTTCTTGAAGAATGCGCTGGCTACGATCGCCGCGCTTCACGGCGCGATCAATGCGACTGATCCGCGTGCTGAGAATCGGCATGACGCTGCCGGTATCGGCCAATCTGATGCCATAGCCAAACGTGCATGAATACTCAATTTTCATGCGATGTAGCGCGCGCCGCAGATGTGCTTTCCCGCGCAAATCCATCTTGACACCGCTGCCATGTTCAATTGCCATGTAGCTGAGTTCGGCACCGCGTTTCTGTATGGCGAGAAACTCTTGAATTTGGATTGATTCTTTGTCCAATTCTGCAATTGTCTTTTTCACCTTTCCTCCTTATGATGCCCTTGCCTTGCCTTGCCACGCCAGGCCACGCCGCGCCGAGCCCAGCCCGGCCGCGCCCCGCCTGGCCCGGCCGCGCCGAGCCCAGCCCGGCCCTGCCGAGCTAGTCCCGTTGACTCCATTTCGTTGAAACGACCTTGAAGCGCCCGTAGAATCCATTGTTGCGCGGCCTGAATCGCCCAATGCCGACAAACGAGCCCGCCTCTTTCAAATGATGCTCAAACACTGTCGGCGTCACCGTTTCGTCAAGGACATAGAATGTGACCGTGGCTTTCCACTCTTTGATGAGCGGGAAGCATTTGAGCACACGGGAACCCCCGCCGCGTTTGCCATCCGAGGGCACAAAAAGCCATTCGCCAAGGACTTGATCTTTGTGAATGCCAAGTGGAACGGCATCCATCACGAGCACGCCGGCTTCAAAATGCTTCGTGTATGTGCTCTTGCCCTTACCGGGAATCTGCACAGAAAGAAATCTGGCAATCTCCGAGAGCGCATTTTTGAAGGCCATCGGCGGAATGTATACCATCCCGTCCTCAGAAGTGTGCAGACGATCTTTCCACGTCCGCGCCTCATAATCCTGTGCGTTTTCCTTTTCTAGCTTCTCGGTTTGGTAATACCGAGATTGGCTATAAGGACTCACTGATTCCAACTTTGCTTCACAAACTCGCATACATTCTCCTTGTCTTGTGCAGCGATGCCGAATGCTGTTTTGTCTAGTCAAGACATGCGATGACTAGCCGGACCGGGCGTTGCTGACTTTGTGGCGTTTCGCCAATTCCCTAACTGCCAACTCGATTACGGCAGTATGGGACAGGCCCAAAAAGGCGGAGAGCGCGATGATGAGTTTCAATGCGCCCTCCGTCAGTCGATACGCTCTTGCGGTTCGTTTCGTCATTCGCGGTTTACCTAACTGCTACGGACACGGTATTACAAAACGCAATACATTGTCAAGAACATTGTAAAATGCACTCATGCCGAGCTTTCCGAGTGAAAATATCAGCTTGTTTTTCCAATTGATCTACGGCGGTTTTGGCTGGGGGCGCTCTGGATGTGACGCTTATCTCGGGCTTGCATCGGGGCTTCCGCAGACAGGCAATCCGCCGTATTATCCCGACAGCATTCTGGCGATCTATCCCAAATGGTTCGGTGCTGCTACCGAAATCACCGGAACTGCTGATGGAACCACGGGAGTCATTATCAACGTGGATTCGACGGCTGGCGTTGTCGCGGGCCAGTTCATAACGGCGCCCAATACGGCGCAAGGAACGGTAGTCGCTTCCGTTGTTCCGAATACGAGCATCACGCTTTCAAATGCTCCCTCACAGGCCGGAGCGATCACGCTTTCGATCTATGAGGCTCCCCCGGTTCCGCTGGCGCTGATTCAGCTCTACATCAATATCGCCTATGCCAGCCTTATGCAATCGCGCTGGCGTGAGCAGTGGCCTCTCGCGATGGCGCTCTATGTTGCTCATTACCTGACGCTTTGGGAACAGACCGAAGGCCAGCCACAAACCACCGGAAGCCAGATTGTAGCGAATAGTCTGCAAGCTGGAATCACAATATCCCAAGGTGCGGACGGCGTGAGTCAAGGGCTTGCCATCCTCGAAACGCTGGCTTCATGGGGAACCTGGACACTCACGCAGTACGGTGTGCAACTGGCTACAATGGCGCGGCTCTGCGGATCTGGACCGATCTACGTGCGCGCCGGCGGCTGTGGCCCACAGGTTCAGGGCGGCGGAGGTTGGCTGTGAATATCAGCTACAGTTCAAGCGGGCCGGGAATGCGCCAGATTTACGATGGGATCGCAGCTTTGCAGGGCGCGGATGCGCTTGTGGGAATTCCCGAAGGCGACAACCGGGAAGAATCCCTACTGGCGCGCGTGTCACTTCTCAAGCCCACAAAGAGCGGGAAACCGGGCAAGCTCGCGCGCAGGCTATTGGAAGCAGCGAAGAAACCGATCTCAAACGCAGAACTTCTCTTCATTTTCACAAATGGTTCTCCTCTGCGCGGCCAACCTCCCCGCGTAGTCATCGAGGCAGCAATCGAAGCCGAACCCACTAAAACATTAATTGCAAAATACATAGCGGCGGCTTCGGTTTCTGCTCTCGATGGCGATTATGACGGCATGATGCAGAATCTCGATCGCGCCGGCCAGATCGGGGAATCCGCCTCGAAACGCTGGTTCACCGATCCCAGAAACGGATGGGAGCCGAATAAACCATCGACCATCGCCCACAAGGGCAGCGACAGACCCGGAATCGACACAGGACAAATGCGCAGAGCTATACTTCATCAGGTAGAGCGTGGCGGGCAGGCGCATCAAGGAAATGCTGCGGCATTGCCACCAAATTCGGAAATTTCTTGGAGTCACAATATCACCGAGATTATCGATGAGGTTCTTGAAGACACAGAAGAGGTTATAGCAATATGATCGTCTACATAGCGACGCATCGTCATAGCGGAAAATCCTATGTGGGCTTAACCAAATTTTCTCTGGAAAAGAGAAAACGCCAGCATTGCGTTCCACGCTCCAAATCGGTTTTTAGTCAAGCGATAGCAAAGTATGGCCTCGATGCTTTCGATTGGTCGATTTTGGAAATCTGCGCAACTCCACAGGTGCTTGCAGAGCGAGAACGCTATTGGATTAAAGAACTTGGAACGTTGCACCCCGGAGGATACAACTTCACTTCTGGTGGTGATGGAGCGTTGGACATGCCGCCCGAGGTCAGACAAAGAATATCTAAATCAAAGATGGGCAAGAAACAATCTGAAGAAACAAAGGCGAAGCGCGCAGCGAAGGCCAAAGGTCGCAAAATGTCACCCGAATTCGGTGCTAAGATTCGAGCGCGGATGCTTGGAACACATCTATCAGAACAGACAAGGCGCAGGCTGTCAGAGATTCAGAAGGGACAGAAGCGTAGTCCGAGGAGTTTAGAAATACGCGCGAAAATATCCGCATCCCATATGGGTAAACGACTATCGCCAGAACATCGCGCCGCTTCTTCTAAGGGATGGTTCACTGGAAAATCATGGAATGAAGGTCTTACATTGAGCGCCGAACGCAGGGCGAGGATGTCTGAGGCCCATAAAGGCAAAACGCATTCTGAAGAAACGCGAGCAAAAATGCGCGAATCGCATCGGCGCAGATTGGTGGCGTTCTAATGCCTACAATCAGCCTCACGCGAGTTGCAAATAGTGCCGCATTTGCCCAGAGCTATATCGTGAATCGATCAGTCGGAAACTGGCAAGAAGGCGGGTATGTTTTCACCACAACATCCATCCCTTTCTATGGGATTGTGCAGCCAGCAACCGAATACGATCTTGCTCAAGTTCCCGAAGGAGATAGAGTTACAGGAATGCTCGGATTCATCTCCGAGCAACCCATGTACAAGACCTACGTGGAAGGAAGCGTTTCGGGAATTGGAGATCAAATTGTATGGCGGGGCCAGAATTACAAAGTAGTCGCTGTCGTGCCCTGGCGAGATTTCGGCTTTGCAAAGGCCATTGCTGCGAGGTTGAGCGGTGAGTAGTTACGCAGTCCCCAACGTGGGCACGATGACCTCTACGGGCCTCACCGCTCAGCAGATGAGCATTCTCTTTCAAAACATCACCCTGCAATGTCTCGGGATCACTCCTAGCGGTCCGACCGATCAGCAGGCGTATTTCAATGTGCGCATCGATTGGCCTACTACCGGCCAGCCTGCATGGGCGATCACGGATGACATTGCGTTCCTGCGCTGCGTTGAAGTTCCTGATCGCTACAACACCGCACACGAGGTTCAGCCCGTAACTCAGGAACCTCCAACGTATCCCGAAACCACGATCTACACGCGCGTATGGCAGACGGATTTCATCTTCTATGGCCCGAATAGCTTTGATCGCGCGCGCCAGGTCAAGGCGTGTCTCTACCAGGATTTCGTTCATGCTATTCTTGAGGCGTCGAATTTATACCTCGACACAGTTATCGGAACGCCACGCCGCACGCCTGAACTCTTCCAGAACCAATGGTGGGAGCGGACAGGGTTTTCGGCGCGGATGAATGAGCAGGTGACGGACGTGCTCGTGAAGCCGGCCATCCAGCTCGCCAACATCATCCTCGAGGATGTGAACGGGATATTTGCGGAAATAACGGTTGATTTGTAGGAGCTTACGAAATGGCCACTCAAGCCTTACCGCTTTCGATTCTATGCGATGTGACGGTTTCAGTCACTCCCGCAGGCGTAGCTGTTCCGGCTTTCAACCAGGGATTGATTGGGGGTAATTCTGGCCGCTTGCCGTCTTACGGCGCGAATTCCCGCGTTGCCCTCATTCCAGGAACGACATGGGCGTCTTCGATGGCCGCTCTCGGCTATCAGCCCACCGATCCCGAATACATCGCAATGGGCTTGTATTTCGATCAGGATGCGCCCCCGGTCACGCCGCCGCAATACGGCTGGGTCGGATGTCAGGATCCCACGGCAATTGCTGCGATCACGGTTGATTCAAGCTC